CATTATACCGAGTAATCTTTTCTACAAATCGTTTAAAAAATTCATCTCCTGTTTTAGCTAATCGAACTAAAGTTATCTTATCTGTTTTAAATCCACCCTCTGATATATCCATAACAGAAGTTACAGTAGCATAGAATCCTGCCTTCTCTGGTAAAGGTGTATAAACAAATCCTTCTGCTTTACAAGTAGAACATTTACTTAACTTACTCCAAGGTTCTCCATTTACTTTTATTCTTTGAACAGTGCCTTTACCTTTACAAGTAGAACATTGTTCTGCTTTTGTTTTATATACAGGTTCTAAATGTTTAGCAAATATTTGTTTTAATTGTTTAGGTGTAAACTTAGGTCTACGTTTTTGTTTCTTTGTAAATTTATCTATACCTAAATTAAATATTCTTGACCATTCTTTTTTATCTTTTACTTTTATACCATACATTAACCATGATAATTGTTCTGGACTTGCAGGATTAATTTTTGTATCCCCCATACGAGTATATATTTCCTCATCTATCTTAACTCTCAATGCATCATACTCTGTTTGAAAATCTTTTTCAACTTCATCTAATGCTTTTCTATCAATATAAATACCATTGTCTTCCATCTTTGTTAAGACAACAACAAACTGACACATATTTAATATAGTTTTAATTAGATGTTTATGTTGAGGTTTTCGTAATTGTAACATCTGTGCTTCATACAAAGACCTTGTTGCTTTAACATCTAATCTACCATACTCTTCAACAATGTGAATAGGAATATATTGAAAAGATACTTTATCTTTCATATACTGTTCTGTTAAATCTGATTTTTGTACAACACCTCTAAATTCACAACATGCTTTTAATGATAAAGGTCTTTTAATACCTTTGTTTAAAACATATTCAATAAGCATTGTATCACATACTCTACCATCATATTTAAAACCTGCCTCCCATAGCCATAGCAAATCAAACTTAATATTATGTCCAACAAGTAATGTCGTCTTATCTAATATATCTTGTATAACTTTTCTATTAGGTATACCTTTATAATCTCTATGTTTAAAAAATATATACTCATCATTTATACCTAGAGATACTAAAAAGTTATTGGGATTTTTAGCTGATGGGTCAGTTGTTCCATCTTCTAAAATTTGAAAACTTGTTTCTACATCAAATGTTGATATCATAATATTCCTTCATCTCTTTTATTTTTTTCTTTTTAACAATTGAAAATGGATACATTAATTTACAAATAGCACTTGCTTTTTTTCCATAAATTTGCCATTTCCATTGAGGTTTATGACTAGGTATATATACTTTTTTGGTATAAATTTTTCCATTAAAATTTTTTTTTATCCAATCTAAAACATTTTTGTCGGTATTATTAATTTGTAAAGATATGTCAGTGTATCCATTTTTTCTTGTAAGTATTGACACATGCCCCTCCCCATCAAAAAAACCGGTTAAGTATATAATCTTTTCTTTTTTAGTCATAATACCTCGACAATTCTGGTTGTATCATACAGACAATCTGTCCATGCCAACCTGTTATTTTATTTTTACTAATATATAAACCTCTTACATTTTCCTCTGTCATACCATTGACACCAACACCAATAATAACATCTGCCTCTGCGGCTTTACCTGTTTTACTTCCCTCCATCATATCAAATGATAATTCCATTTTACCATGACCATCTGCTGATGCTTGAGATATAGCAATGACACAACAATTATTTCTTTTAGCTATCTCTCTTGCTCCTGTATACACAGCCCTAAGTTTCTCATCTGTTCGTGCAAAATTACCTTTAACATTTATTTTATCTAATTGGTCTATAATTAAAATATCTGGTTTTTCTCTCTGCACAAACTCATCAACATCATCAAGCGACCAATCAACAGTATCAAGTATCTTAATATTTTGTTCCACTTCGGCCCATTTTTCTTTGGTTTTGTCCATGTCAGCTCGTATTTCATCGAATGTCATGCCTGTATGAGCATTAATTAGTCTCATTTGTGTCCTAATAGCAGGCTCTTCATTGATAAGTGCACATACTTTAGCACCTTGAGAGGCAAATCCGTCAATTCCTGAGACTAAATTTACCCAAAATGCTGTCTTACCACTCTCTGGTCTAGCAAATATAATAGCAAGATTACCTTCTCCAACACCATTAACTTTATCTTTTAAAGTTGCTAAATTAAATTTCCATTTAGTATTATCTTTTAATTTATCTATTAAACTTGTTACATCAGAAGTTATATACTCATAGGTATCTTTATCTATATCTTCAAATGAAACTTCTAATTCTTTTTTTATTTCAGAAAAGTCTGAGTCTTTTCCATTGTATATTTCTGTAGCTAAAACGGCAATCTTATTTGCTATTCGTCTTTTATATAATGCACGAATAATATTATTTGCAATAGTTTCACTGGGTAAATCTAATTCTTTTATTTCGTTAACTAAAGAATCAAAGTTTTCTCTTTTAGCCCTTGTTGTTGCCGGGTTGTATACCTCCATGTGTAAAGAGGATACTTCACTTATACTTAAATCTTTATCTGAATCTTCATGAGCATGTTCAATTGTCTCATACAAATCTCCTGTGCCATTAGTAAAAAATTCTTTAGATAGTTTGCTTTTATTTTTTGTATAGAATTTTTTATTTAATAATAATTTTATTAATTCCTTTTCCATTTTGTCGCTTTCAATTGTTTAATTATTTCTTTCATAACATTTGTTTTATTTTTATCTTTCCATAAGTTTATATAAAACTTTGCAACCTTTTTGTCAAGTCTACAAGGTGCTGTACTAAGTGGCCATGTTCGTAAATATCCTAAGTATGCTCTACAAGACATCATGTACATAGGAATTTCATTTCGTTTTACTTTTAATTTTTTTGTCTCCCCTGTTAAAGAATAAACACAATGAAAATATTTTTTTGTTTCTCTGACAAACCAAGGATATGTACCACAATCAACTAACTTCCACATTATTTTATTTCCTCATAATCATTTCCTGTTTGCCAATATCCTGTACTCTTACATGGAATACATATTCTATTATGAATACCTTCACTTTGAAAAGGTTGGTAGCACATCATACAATTTCTTTCTTTCTTATCTAATTTTGGTTTTGGTTTTTTATAACCAGTCTTCCACATTTGCATTGCTTCAGCTTTTTCTTTTATCATTTTTTTTACTTTCTCTTAGCATGTTAATCCAAGTATCTTCAAAAGCATTTACACTTTTTTTTATATTTGTTTTTGATTTAACTTTTTCTTTTAAGTCGTTATACATAAAGTCTGCTAGTAAGTCAACAAACTGTGGCTGAAAAAAACTTTTATTCATTATTACATTTCTCCTTATCTTTTACTTTACTACAATAAAACTCTCTAGCTTTATTTTTCTTTTTATTTTGTTTTTCTATTATTTTCTTTTTCTTTTCTGGATTAGGACTTTCGGTTAATGCCATGTCAATTACTTTTGCTGTTTCTTTTGCTACCATAAAAGCACACCCATTGCAAGTAGCAAGTAATATTAATATTAATAATAACATAACAAAAAATCTATACATAAAATTTAATTACTCCTGTTAAAAAAATAGAAAAGGCAATCGCATTAATAAATATGATTGCCCTATCATTCCACATCATTCCAACAACAAACCATCCAAACACACCTATAGCATGAAAAAATAGATTATAAGGAGTTGTATCTAAAGATGTTAATACCATACCAATTAATAAAATAAAACTACTAATCCATTTAATATACCATGTCAAGCCACCGGCAGGAGTAATTTTATTAGGCATGTTTCCACCACTCTGGTGCATCTACACCTCGTTGCCATTTAGCAAAATAAGCTTTTGCACCTTTATAATATTTTCTGTAAGCTGTTACATAATCTTTATCTTTGTATTCATCGGGCATACATTGAGGAGGTTCTTTAAAAAAACCATCGGGTATATCATCTATGTAATTATTATCATAAATAGCATTAATAACTGCAGAAGATTTATGTAATTTTTTAAATCGTTTCGTATATTCTTGACTAATAAAAACAGCATTTTCTAATGCCCAACGAAAATTAGTTCTTGTATCTCCTACCCATTTAGTCATAGGATGATTAGGATATGCTTCTTTATAAATGCCTGTATTAATTCCCATCGTATGAGAATGAAGAGCAGTTGATAACATCTGTGCTGATTCTAATAACATTTTTGGCACATGTTTATCACATAAAGCATTAGCCGCCCATTGTGGGTTTTTGTGTAAAAAAAATATATTCATTTACAGCTCCCTGTTAACATATTCTCTAACAGAAAAACCTAATCTTTTAATATGATATATAGCACCATCAGATAAAGTTTTCTGTCCTGTGAGTATAGCAAATCTTTTTGCACGTTCGCACACAGGATAAATTAAATTATTACCATACACGTTTTTCTTTTGTACATGTATAGTATCTTTTTCTATTTTTATTTCATCCATTAAATAATCTTTCTATTTGTGTTTTATCAAAATACTTCAAATCATCTTCAAGTATCTTAACTTCAGTATCCATATAATACCTTAATTGATTGCTTATGTCAAATGCCTTAGTGGTTGCATCCCTATCAAGTGCCACAATAACTTTCTTAAACTTTTTCTTTAACACAGGTATATAACTATCGGGCAGACTTGTACCCATTAAAGCTACACCTGTGTGTGTTTCTGATACAGCACAAGCACTAGCACAATCTTCTACAAGCACAGCCGTATCTGTATCCCCACAAATAAATGGATATGTTTTGCTTCCATACATAAACCATTTAGGATATACCTCTGAGTTTAATCCTCTACCTATTGCTCCTTTTACTTTTTCTTTTTCTTTTATAATAAATACAGCACGATGTTGTTTCACATCGTATTTCATTTCTGCTTTTCCTTTTATGTAGGATTCAATAGAATGATTTTTTTTTAAATAATCTGTACATTTATCAGTAGAAAAAATACTGACAAAACTTTTTGGCATTACAAAATCTTTTTCTTTTTCTTTTTCTTTTTC